CCTCATCTCCGACGAGGAAATCGAAGCGTCCATGACCGAAGCTGGTCTGTCCGTCGGACTGCCGGAGTACGAGGTGGACTCGACGGTGTCTGCCGCAATGGTCAAGGGCGAGGAGCAGCAGGACTCCGCTCACGACCCTCTCCCCAATCTCCCTAATGCAGCAACAGACAAGGCAATCATGAGCTTCGTGCAGACCATCTCGTCTAACTCTACATCGAACGGTGGGGGCCCTACTCCCCCTCCTCCCCCTCCTCCTCCGCCCAGTGGTGGCGGCAACGGCGGAGGTACTCCCCCTCCTGCGGCACAGGCACCTGCTGGACCTGGCCCTCGTCCCGCTCTCGCTGCCAACCAGATCAACATCAACAACGTGCAGCGCAGCGCAGTCATGCGGTCGGCATGGGCCCGCCTCAAGGCCTCCGACACGCTGTTCCTCGATGAAGAGCGCCGGCTCATCGAGTACGAAGCGCGGGACTCCAGAAGCGAACCGATGCTAATGACGGGCGGGCGCTTCTCCCTGCACCTGATGAACTGCGCGGACTGGGTTGAGCAGTCCTTCAGCCCGCGCCGCGGCTGGTTCACGGCCAACGTGAAGCCGCCCGCTGAGATCGCGCCGGCGATGATGGCCGACACGGATGCTCCGCTTCGCGTGCTCCAGCACATCGGCCGCACGCCCCTCGTCACGGACATCGGAGCGAACGCGGACGGCAGCCGCAAACTCAAGCTCATGTGGGACGGGGGCTACGACGCGGAGAGCCAGACCTACATGCTGAACCACGGCATCCAGTACGAAGCGATGGACATCGTTCAGGCCAAGCAGTTGCTCGACCACTGGACTGCGGACTGGGGCTTCAAGTCTGAGCACGACCGCACCAACGCTCTGGCCCTGTTCCTCCTGCCGTTTGTGCGCCCCGCCATTCGTGGCCCGACGCCGATGCACATGGCAGAGGCCAGCGAAGTAGACTTCGGCAAGAGCCGCCTCATCCGCACGATGCTGACGCCGGCGCTCGGTACTCCGCCCGGCCCGTCGAAGATCGACATGACGGACGAGACGGAGTTCGACAAGAAGATCGTTGCGTACCTGCGGGCCAAGCAGCAGGCCATGTTCTTCGACAACGTGAAGGCAGACCGCGGCCCTCTGGAGAACGGCGTGCTCGAGATGCTGCTGACCGATGAGCGGTACACCGGCCGCATCCTCGGCAAGTCGGAGATGGGTACGTTCCTGAACACGGCAGCCTGGGCCATGACCATGAACAGCGGCAGCCTCGGCCCCGACTTGATGCGCCGCACTGTGTGCATCCGGTTGGCTACGCGTCCGGTGGGCGAGGCTCAGCGCAAGATCGCCAACATCATCGAGTGGACTGTACAGTTCCGCCACCTGCTCGTGAGTGCCGCGTGGACGCTGATCGAACACTGGCTGGAGAAGGGGCGGCCTCGCGCTGCTGCTCCGCTGAACTCCTTCGAGGCGTGGTCGCACATGGTCGGCGGCATCTTGGAATGCGCAGGCTTCGCATCCCTCGACGGCAACCGCAGCGCAGCGCAGGAGCGCCTGTCCGGAGTCGAGATGGAGTTCCTCCAGTTCGTGAACGTGTGGGCTCGCAAGTATCAGGAGAAGCGCATCAGCATCAGCGACCTCCGCGCACTGGCCGACGAGAACGACCTGCTCCAGTCCAAGGTTCGGGGCCCGTCGGAGAGCAGTGGCAAGGCGCCCGAGCGCGACCGCTCGATGGGCATGTTCCTCGCCAGCCGCAAGGAGGTGGAGCGCGATGGTTACCTGCTGCGCGCGGGCTTCACCAACGGAGCGCGGCGTTACTGGTTGGAGCGGACGCGCGAGCGCAAGGCGCAGGACGAGGCGGAGGAGAAGCTCCGCGCTTCGTTCTCTGCACAGAGTGGTTCCGTCAAGCCCTGAACCGTGCTATACTACTTGTAGTTGGAGAGCACATGGTCCCGAAGCCCCCGTCGCACGTGGTGTCCCTGTTCTCAGGGGCTCCTGTCAAGAACACGGGAGCTGACGCCCTGCTCCAACATATGCAGGTCAAAGCTCAGCAAAAGGCGAATCGCTTCTCGAAAGTTTTTACCGCAATCGAGGCGCGCGACATCACGACTGTGAGTTGGGAACTGCTCACGGTCGCGATCACAGAGATCGACGAGAAGGGGACCACGGTCCTCGGGCGCACCACTCTCATGGAGTTGGTGCGCCAGCTCTCTTCCAAGAACAACAGCATGCTCGAGGCTGACAAGGACGCCGCGCTTAAGGACGTCTCGACCTGGCTTCGGAAGAAAGCTGAGTGAGTCTGTCCCAAGCAGAGATTGCATCCATCATGGCAGACCCGGTTGAGTTCATCAGCCGGCTCACCATCGTGTCCAAGACTGGGAAGCTGATCCGCCTCCGCCCGAACGCGGTGCAGATCGAGACCATCGAAGCGCTGCGCACAGGCAAGGACGTGGTCTGCCTCAAGGCCCGTCAGCTTGGTCTGTCCACTGCCGTCGCCTCTTATTTTTTCTGGCTCTGGTACACGAGCCCCGACCCCGAGCGGTACGCGGTCCTCTCTTACAAGCTGGCGTCTGCGAAGAACCTGTTCGGAATGTGGAAGGGGTTCTACGCACGGATGCCAGGGTGGATGCGCCGGCCTCTGTCAGTGGACAGCACCACCGAGATGGTACTGGCTGACACGGGCGCGATCCTCATGGCCGCCTCGGCGCAAGGCGACGGCGGTCTGCGTAGCTGGACCTGCTCTGCCATCTGGATCAGCGAGGCCGCGTTCAGCGAAGGCTACGACGAGCTCAAGTCTACCGCAGTGGCGTCCCTCAATGGGGGTCAGCTGATCCTCGAGAGCACGGCCAACTACCACGGCGACCCGATGTACCTCGAGCGCCAGCTCATCGAGTCCGGAATGGTGGACGGCATCAACCTCTTCTTCCCATGGTATTCGCTGCCTGAGTACAGCACCACGCCGCCCGAAGGCTGGCAGCCTGACCCGTCCAGCCCGCACTCTCCTGGTCAGCAGTACTGGGCAGAGGTCAACAGCAACAAGCTGGGCACGATCCGCTTCAGGCGAGAGTACCCGGAGACACCCGACCAAGCCTACGCTGCCGTGGCTGGGGCCTGGCTGGAAGACGGACTCTTCCAAGACGTAGAGTCCATCCGCCTCGAGACTTCCGGTGGAGCACTCGCAGGTGTAGACCCTCGGGACAAGTACGCTATCGGGGTTGACGCCGGCGCAGGTACGGGCGGCGACTGGTCTACCATCGTCGTCGTGTCCGCCATGACCCGTCAGGTCGTCGACGTCCGACGCAGCAACACCATGTCTCCGACAGAGTGGTCCGAGGTAGTCGCCGACGCCAGCCGCAAGTGGAACAACGCCAAGGTGTGCGTCGAGTCCAACGGCGTGTGGGGCGGCGTCATCGTGACAGAGCTCAGGCACATGTCGATCCCGCAGTGGACAGACGAGAAGGGCAACTACTGGACGACCAACGCAGAGTCGAAGCCCCGCATGCTCGAGGGTGTGCGCGATGCGCTGGCTCGCGGGCAGATCCAACAGCTCGACAGCTGGACCATCGGGGAGCTGCGCTCCTTTAAGATCGACGAGAAGGGCAGGCCGTATGCCCCGACTGGCGGTCTGCACCACGGCGATACTGTCATCGGATTGGCGCTGGCCCTTCAGTGCTTACTCACGGTGCGGGTATCTGACAAGCCCTTCCTGCCACAATGGATCACGGACCGCAAGGTTGCCGATGCCAGAAAGCAGGGTGCCCGCCACGATCTTCGCCGATACTGACAACCTTGTGATACCCTGAGGCCACCATGCCCCGTACCGAAAAAGACCGCATCCAGTTCCTCCGTGCCGCGTTGCAAAACCACACCGACTTCTGGGACGAAGCACGCCCTCGGATGCGTCGCTATAAAAACGCGTACATGACCAGGTTCTACGCCGACATTGACCTCGTGTCAGACACGGCCATCCGCGTCGAGACTGCCGATGCCTACGCGACCATCGAGTCCATGATGGGCAGCCTGTTCACGAAGTACCCCAGCGTCGAGGTCGGACCTGACATCACAGGCAAGGGCGATGCGGTCTTCACTAAGACCATCGCGAACGACTTCCTCAAGTCGGCGCGCACTCAGGTCGAGTCCGCCGCACGCATGGCGCTCATCTACACAAGCTCCTTCCTGAAGCTGGCCCCGCGTGAGAGCAACACTCTGCTCGGCAAGATCGCGATGCGCGCCATCCCGCCTTGGCAGATCATCGTAGACCAGGATGCTGCAGCGTGGGAAGATTGCAGGTTCGTTGGGCACGTGTACTACCTGTCTGTCGACGAAGCCACCGCCAAGTTCGGCAACAAGAAGTTCGTGGGGGCACCGCAGCGCGACTACTTCACCGACTATGAGCGCAACAACGACCGCTCTTACCGCAACTTTAATGGCACGTCGAACGCCGAACTTCCCAACGAGTACCTCTACATAGAAGTAGTCGAGATGTACGACCTGCTGAACAGCGAGCTGCTGTTCTGGTCGAGCCACTACAAGAACGGAGCAGAGCTGCTCGAGAAGGCGGCCATCCCTGTCATGACCTTCGACGGGCGTCCGCTTCCGAACATCGTTCCATTTTACTTCTCGCGTCAGCCCGACCGCCCGATGATTGGGTACTCTGCTATGTCGCGCGTCTACGACCAGTGCTTCGAGAAGAACGTGCTGCGTACCTTCTGGGCAAACGCCGTCCGACGTGACAGCCGCCAGTTCATCTACAAGGAGGGAGCCTTCGACGACGAGGCTCTTGCCAAGATCACGAGCGGCATCGACGGGGCCATGATCCCCACCGACAACGACACGCTGGCCGGTCTGATTGCCGAGGTCCCGGTCACGCCGATCTCCAGCAACCACGCAGCGTACCTGAACTACATCGAGTCAGACCTGCAGAAGGGCAGCTTGACCGCCGGCTTTACTCGCGGAGAAGCGAGCAAGGCCACGGCAACAGAGGTCACTGCACTCATGCAGTACACAGCGAGCGAGCTGGGCAAGATGGCCCGCGACCGCGATGCCACCATCGAGCAGGCCGTCACCCTCTACATCCGCATGCTCATCCCGCTCATCGACGACGGCGACACTCTTGTCATCGCCACACCGGCCGGAGCCAGCGCGGCCTCTGTTGAGAAGATCGACGCCGACTGGTCGTTCTACGCCACGGACGGCGGCGGCACCCCGATGACAGACATGGTGCGCAAGCAGCAGCTGACACAGTTGCTCGCCGTTCTGCCTGGCCTCGGCGTCCCCGCCGACAAGCTGCGTGCAGAAGTCGTGCGTCTGTTTGACCTGCCTGAAGCGTTCAACGAGGCGGCTCCTCCTCCTGCCCCCGCACCAGAGGCTCCGGCCGCTGCGCCCGGTAGTGTGGTCGCCCCGCCGGAAGCAGCGCCTACCCCCTCGGCTGACACCGCTGCCGTCATCGGAGGCGTGTGATGCCCATCTACGACTTCGTGTGCAAAGAGCACGGCGAGTGGGAAGCGCTGGTCAAGTGGGCGCAGGGATCGAAGTGTCCAGAGTGCGGTGTCGCCGGAGCGCAGAAGGTGTCCATGCCCGCGAAGATGACCACTCTGTGGAACGCAGGCTGGAACTCCGGCCTCAGTGGCAATGGCTTCTTCAGCCCGAGCGCCGGCCACCGCGTGGCGAACAAGCGCGAGGAAGAGAAGATCATGAACGCCCGTGGCTTCGTGAACGAGAAGGACGTCGGCGGCGAAGCCATGCACGACACTCTCGTCTCTCGCAAGCTGGACGAGAAGAAACAACTTGACGCGACTGCCAACCTGTACCGGGAGAACTTGAAGAAGTTCGATGGGGACAAGATCATGGCCGTCACTGAAACCTTTCCCGCAAAACAAATGCTTGAACAGGCGCATGCCCATGATGCTGCCAAGGAGTCCCCATGATGTCACCCGAAGAAAAGGCCAATCTCGCGTCAATGCGTTCCGAAGCCATGACCCGCCAGGGTGATGTCGAAGAGAGCGAGGACGAACTGTACTCTGCGTCTGCCCCGAAGGGCATGTTCACCGGCAAGGCAGCCAACGCCCTGGTCGAAGCGACCAACCGCCTGCTGCCCCTGTTCGGCATCAAGGACATGTACGACCGCTTCACTGAGCCCAAGATGTCCACTCTGCCTCCGGAGTTCATGCGCTTGCTGACCATGTTCGGCAAGGCGTTCGATGACGCCATCGAAGAAGGCGTGCTGCCCGAAGACGCGAAGATCGACCTCACCGTGATCACCGACGACAACGGACTGCAGGGCCTGGCCGGGCGCATCGGCATGGCCGCCAAGTCCGGTACCTTCAAGCGCTTCCTGACCAAGAAGGTCAAGGAGTCCGCGCCTGCCGAGGAA